TGAGATTTTATCTTTTGTTGGTTAGAACTTGTTGTTTGGTTTACAAGCTGTTTTTCCATTCAGAAAGCCTTGTCCTCATATCACCATAAACCATATTGTCATCGCTCCCATCATACTTTTTCCTCAAATATATTTCCAATATTACCATAAGGCGATTTTGCAAGAAGTTTGACGGACAATCTTTACAGTTTTTCTCCATCATCATTCGATAGTCCAAATTAGGATAATATGCGTCTACCAAAAACACATTATTTTTCTCTAAAATCGGTAAGAGTTTTACACAGGCATAGTCATCTTCAAATAAATCCGATGCGTCAGAAACTAAAAGAACAAAATCCTTTTCGTCTTCCAGTAGCTTTCTAATCTCTGTCATATCTTCGTAGTTTTCAGAAGATTTTTCACAGATAAATTTATCTATCGAAAAATCCATCTGTTTTGAAAATTCAATGACTTTATTTTTGCGATTTTCAAAATTTCCGTCTTTATCCCTGACATAACCAAATATTTTCATATTTCCTCTCCTCCCTCTCTTTTCTTCAAAATCTTATCAAGAGTGGGTCTGGAAACGCCTATATTCTTTGCAAACTCAACCTTAGTCAAGTTTCCGTCAATGTAAAGGCTATAATTCTCGTCAAACAAATCCACGTCAATTTTTTTATCCCCCCTGTGACGGTATGTGCCTTTTTCTTTCGCAACAGCGATAGCCTCTGCCTGTCTTTCCAACATGACCTCACGCTCAAACTGGTTCATCACTGCCAACATTCCAAAAAACGCTCTGCCAACAGGGGTTGTTGTATCTATGCTTTCTTTGTTGCTAACTAAATTCACGCCTTTTTCCTGTAATTCATACTGAATATTCAGCAAATCCCTTGCATTCCTTGCAAGCCTTGACAATGCGTGAACGTAGATTATATCTCCCTCTTTGACTTCTGACATCATTTTCTGAAACTCTGGTCTGTTCGTGTTCTTACCAGAAATCTTTTCAATGTACCATTTGTCAATCCCGAAGTTTTCAAGTCCTTTTAGCTGCCTGTCCTCGTTCTGCTCTACTGTGCTAACTCTGACATATCCGACCTTCATTGTATTTACCTCCTTAATTATAACTTTATAATGAAATTATACACCTTTTCATAATAAAACGCAAGTCTTTTTATAACTTTACAATGAAAATTTATTATGATATAATGTATTCCATTCAAGGAGGTGTATCTTATGGCTTACAAAAATGATTTGAAAGCACTTATCATAAAATCCGGCTACACAATGGCACAGATAAATGACGAACTAAACAAAAGACACAATACCAATCTTGGCTATCAAAACTTTAGTAACCGTCTTTCCAAAGAAACATTTAAGTACAATGAAATTTTGGAAATATTGGATATTGTTGGTTATGATATACAGTGGATTAAAAGGGGTATGTAATTATCAATGTTCAGCGCGGTATATATAATATAATTAAATATTACCTTTTTGTTTTTGAAAAATAATTTTAAGGTGTCCTATGTTTGGATGCCTTTTTATTTTTCGGGAAATTTTTAGATCGACTTGTTGCAACCCCCTTTTTTCTAAAAAATTTGCAGAACCAGCTTAATAAGCGGCTCGGTGGCTCTCCTACAAACCCCGGGGGTGGGTACTTCCAACCACTCCCACACCCAACAAGGCTCTTTTTTATCGTCAATATGCACAAAAATCAATGAACATATGTTTGAAAATAACTGTGTAAAATTTACCTTGCTATTTTTTACACTGCAAAATCAAATCCCTTTAACCTCACTGCCGCCCAGTTTCGGCAGTCCCATAGCCGTCAGAACCGTCCTCTTGTCCGCCCCCCCCCTCTTGCCCCTGGCATGTTCCAGCCATGATGTCGGACACGCTTTGCCATTGGTGAGGCGCCCGCTCTTTGTGGCTTTTTTCGTGTAAAGAAATGCTCATGGAACTTAGCCCTTTCATGACCCGCAGCCCCATTGATTAACTATCATATAATCACACATACATACCACAATAAGCAATTTTTTATATATATAATCACTGCACAGAACATAATAATTATATATGTTTATATATTATCATTTACTTCTGCACTATCCACATCTCCCAATTTAGGAAGTTCTTTAGCGGTTAATACTTTCTTTGCATCTTCTGTAACACTTGCATTTAACTTAAACTCATTTGTATTCACGTAGTCGTGATTGTTTGTAAAGTCAAACATGGCCATAACCGGGGCTATCTGCTGATGGAATGCAGCGTCTTTCTTAACCGCCGCTATGCCATTCTTGACAACCGCTATAAACTGCTTCCAATCCTCTCCCCTTGTCCTTGCATATGTGGCCAATGTAGCCCTTGTAATGCCTAAATAGCAAGCCCATGATTCAATATCCGGAATGACTTTCTTTGACACATCGTCACCACTGTTTATTTCCTGCACATGCTCCAAGTATTCAACCGTCGTTTTCTTGAATCTTTCAAGCCCATGCCCATCTTCTGGGTATTCCGCAGGTCTGCCAGATTTAACAGTCGTTAAAAGAATATCAGTAACCGCCATTATGTTATCTGTTTCTGACAAATCCGGCGCATATCCTTTACGCTTATACTCTTTATCTGCCACTTTCCACACCTCCATTCTGCCTAAAAATAAAAATAACCCAGAAAGCCATGATAGCGTCATGACCTCCGGGTTTTAGTTTCCCTCTACAATTCCATCCAAAAAAGTTAAGTAAATCTGTTAAATTATTAAAACCATATCATAGATTTATTTATCTGTCAACTGTGGATTTACAGAACATATATTCTGCAAGCTGTATATAATATATATCCGCGCGCGTATTATAATAATTTAATACATACCGGTAATGTGTGTATGTTATACTTTATTGACCAAAGATTTACTGTATTGGATTAATATTCTGTGATATATGAATATATATACTGTATTGGCTAACACTGCACACTATGGCTATATGTACGCTATAGACTACTGGTATAATATACTCTGTGGATAATAATATATACTGTGCTATGTTTTATTGTATATATTATAAATATACAACGTATTGCTTTAGCAATACTATGTTATTTACTAAATCTTAGATAATTATAATCCAATTCTTAATATAAAATACAGTTCTTATATACGTGGGTTAAAATCTGACCTTTGCCGTGGGTTATATTTTGGCCTTTGGGCAATGGTATAAATATTGGCCTTTGCTAATTATGACTTTATTCGGTAGTATGTAAAATGCTTTTCGCTTTTCTTTCCGAAATCGTCTACAAAATGCCCTTGCCGCGACTGGACTAAATCGGTCTTTAATAGATCGGATTTGGCTTTCTTGAGCGTTGACAGTCCGAAATTGCAGTCTTTCGCCAATTCCTCATTGGAACGATAAAAATAGTCCTCTGCTTTATCTCCGCAAAATTCCTGTTCCAGTTCATTCAAAACCACGAAAAGCCATTTTGCGTTGTTTGACAAATTGCTGTATTCCTCTGTGAAAATCTTCCTGCTTAGTTGCAAATAATATTTATTTCCATGCTTCATTTCTGCCGCACTCCTACTTGACATATTGCGGATATATGGCATATAATACAATCATTCAAGAACATATGCCATATATCAATTTAAGCCGACTATGCTTGCGATATAGACGGCTTGTATTATTAATATCACTTATTAACTGCATTTCGTAAATGCAATTATTTATTGTCTTTTGTCGTTTCCACAAGTTCGTAAAATCCAATAAATTCAAGCAACGATTTATAATTGCCATTATACACACAATCTTTCAAAAGCGCCTTTAATTCCTCGTTCTGGTCTATGGTTTCCTCTAGCAGTTCATCAGGGATTTTGCCTATTTCTTCATCTGTCATTTTTAATAATTCCAAATCACTTATTTTACCTACTTCCCTTTGCGGATTTATCAAATCAAACCACAGGCGGCATCCGTCTTTATAGTTTTCATTTTCCTTTGCCGAAATATCAAGAAATTTAATAAACAAGTCATTTAGTTCCATGTCATCATGGAAAAATACAACCTCATGCCACCACTGACCGCCACGCTTGATATATTCATCTTCTCTCCAGAACCTGTAAACAGGCTTTCCGTTTACCTTGTCAGGCGTTGGCTCTTTTGGCTTTCTCTTTGGATTTTTACCGCTTTCCAGCTTGTCCAGTTCGGAAGATACCGCACTGTTTATAAACTGATTTGTGCTTATCCCTAACGCTTTTATGCGATCTGTACTGCCCTTTGGAAGAACTGCCGATACTCTGTCATAATTCTTTTGTATCTTGTCATTTTGACGCTTATAACGCGCGTTCAACTTATCAAGTTTATTTTGTTCCGTTCCACTCATTTATAAAACCTCCGTTCTTAAAGTTCATAATGCATTTACTAACTTCATTAAAAATGCATTTATGTAATGCAGTTATAAATGAATTATTAAATGCATTATTAATGCATTATGAAATTCATTATGCAATTCATTTTTAATTCATTATGAAATGAATTTTTAATGCACCATGCAATAATTTACAGTTGCCGAAACAAGAAAAATATGATACCCTATAATAGCAGTTGGGGCGGTGACAAGACCGCCCTTTCTGTGAACCCTTATTCTGTTATGCCTGGATATCGCCCTCGGTGTCATCAATCAGTTCATCAACCAGCTTTTCAACCTCTGCATAATCTTTGTTCTGCAATGCTGATTTTATCTTTTTAAGTACCCTTAAAAGCTTTTTGCTGTATGCAACAAATTCTTTCATTTCGTTCATGTTTTTCTCCTTTCCCCTTGAGGCTTCGCTTGCCCTCTGCCTTGTCGGTTATTGTCATTTGGTTTCACTCTTGACAATTATATAATATCATATTCTTATCACTTTGTAAAGAGATATTTTTAAAATAATCAAAGTTTTTTTCTATCTTCTTTTTCCTTGTCTGTGATTTCGAAATCCAGAATCGCCCCTGGCGGCATATCTAAAATTAAGCATAAATTATTTAATGCTTTAAGGCTAATATCTGTACTTTCTGCCTTTATTTTTTTTAGCGTATCTTGGCTTAAAAGTCCAGTTGTCTTTGCTTTGTACGTGTTAAATTTCGCACGCTCCAGCGCTTCTTCCATATTAAATTTGTATTTCAGCATTTTAAAGCCTCCTTTCTATTTCCTAATATATATTATAACGACGAAAAAGTCAACAAAAAATATTTCTTAGAAAAGTTATAAAAAGGCTTGACATTTCTTTTGAAAGTGATATAATAAAGACAGTTAAAGAAACAGGCAAACAACAAGCCAGACAGGAGGGAATGGATATGACAAAATTAACGATTGATGACATTAAGAAAGCAATCAGCGGTACAGATTTTGAGTTTTACGGATTGAGGGTTGACGACGGAATATGCTACAATATCGGCGATACGGCCAGCAATTCCAACCAGCTTTTCCAGGATCCGGATTTTGACGAGGACGGCGAGTTGGTTTATCCGTATATTGAGGATGGTATTTACGCAGGATTTTATGACGCTGGAGAGCTTGACGGCACTTGCGTAATCGGATTTGATGCCGAAGACGATGCATCAATCGCAAAATCCATAGAGCAGGTTAAAATCTATTTTGGCGGCAATGTCCACGTTTTGGGCGGAGATTATGCCGAGAGTGGAAACGATATGGGCGAGTTGATAATCAGCGGAGCAGAGGTTTTGGGAGTATACAGCAAATAGGCCGCAAGCGTCCGGCAGAAATGCCGGGGTTGGAACAAAATAAAAAGAAAGGTTAAAAGGTGGAAAAATTATGAATGAATTAAAAAAGAGATTGGAAGAACTTGCAAGACTGGAGGAAATCGCAAACAAGGCAGACGATGCCATGATGGCCGATCCGACCAACGAAGAAAAAGAAAAGACCTTTGACGAGGCGTACAAGGCGGAATTTGACGCATTTACAGCGGTTACAAATCTGATTGTAAAAATGACAAACGGTCAAATTGACGAAAAAACAGCTCGTATAATGGTACGGACGAAAAGAAGCGAGATTTTAAATCTTGTATCATAGGAAGACCAGCGGCGCAGGGAGCGTAAGCCTCCCGACTGCCATTTGTCAATAAAATTCCCAGCCCCCAGGGATATAGGGGAGAAAGAAAAGGATATGACGCAAAAATATTTTAACGAAATAGAGTTTGCCCTTGTAACAAGACTATGGAAACGCGGCCTAAGCGCGAACGAGGCAGAAAATGCCGTCTATCCACTGTCTTGGTATGTATCGACTGGAAGGATACCCACAGAGGCACTCAAAAAGATTATTGACGCAAACAGCCGACAACTTACAACGATATCGAAACGGCTTATGGCAGGAAAATCGCATGATGAGACCATAAAGCACGTTATGGAATATGTCAACACGATATAGGGCGGTATAACCGCCCTTTCCGCCTTGACACGCACCCACAACGGAATTATAATTTTTGAAATGGAGGGATTTTGAATGAAATATGATTGCAAGAATTGTGAATATGGACAACTAAACAAAGACCGTGATAAAAGCAAAAAGAAATACTGCAAAAAATGTACCGTTGACAGCAAAGACATTTACGGAAAGCCATCACACTTCAAAGATAAAAAAGATTAAGCCTGCAACCGCAGTCTATCCAATAAATTTGCGTGCTAGTCGCCTAGTAGTTGGTGCAAATCCGACTAACGCAATTCCGTACCTTGAAAACAGAATAAAGGGCAGTAGCCGACCACTACCGCCCTAAATGATGTATAGAGTTGGGAACGTGTCAAGAAATGTTTACACAGTAGCAAATCATCATTTCCTTAACGACCGTTTCATAGACAGGTTTTAGGCTCTTATCCTCTGAAATGACGGATAACTTGTTAATGGAATCAAGTTCCTTTTTGGTAATGTTAGGCTTGTTTTCCAAAGCCCGACATTTAGCCCTTGCAACACTATCATTAAGGTTACAGTTCCATTTCTGCCTTAATCTGTCGTAACTCTCGGTACGGACATTCTGATACCTTGCCGACCTGCCAGTACCATTCGCATAATTCGGACTTTCGGCAATCTTGGCAATACAGCGATTTACCCATGCTTTGAAATCTTCGTCGGTTGAAGTATGGGTAAAGGTATCAGATATGACTTCCTGTTTTTGCTCAATACGGTTTAATTGCTCCGCTTGGCGTTTCTGTTCTAACTCCTGCTTTGCCATGCTTTCAATGATACCGAACAATGCTTGTGTGGATTGGGATAACTGGCTACGGTTTATGGCAACCTCTTTGACCTTGTCATCAAGCGCGGAAAAATATTCCCTTGCCGGCTCCGCACGTGCTCCATTACCTTTGCATGAGAGTTTCTTTGCAAAGTGGGCGGTCAGCTTAAAATCTTGTGTAGGTCTACCGCCTAAAGGGTTTTCTTCATCAATGACGAAAACCTTATAATCCTCGTTTTCCGTAGCAAATTCATTGTCGGCAATATTACTTTTGCACCAACGAGAATAATTTTTCGGCTCTAACTCCAAAAACGCATACAGTTTTCTTGCGGTTGTCATGCCGTTTTCATCAATGCCTAACGCAATTTCAATAGGTGTCTGCATGGTTGCGGTTTGAATGTCATTCATCAGAAGAACCACCTTTCTGCAAGCTATTCAATGTCTGAATAGCAAAATGTACGCCATCATGTGTGATATGGAGAAAATCATCAATAGTACCTTGGATATATGCAAAATTCATAGCCTGCTCTAGTGTCTTAATATCTCCATTATCCTCAACCATGTTAATAAGCGTTTCAATTACCGTTCTCATAAGTTCAAGTTTGCAAGTGGCGGTAAAAACTTGGTCTAAAATGTCATTCTTACTCATTTTCAGTACCACCCATTCCTGCCAGATACCCGATTTTAAGGGCGTAAACAATAGCTTTTGACTTTCCTAATGGTTTGGAATATTCCGCAATATTAAGCAGCATAAGGAAATCCCCTAAATCCCAAATATCGTCCGACACCTCGGCTGTGCGGTTTTTAAGTTCTTTGTCAATCCTCTGTAACTTCTCTTTGAGTTCCTTTTTCTTTCTAAAAAACATCATAAAAAATCCTCCTATAAGAAAAAATGATTGATTTTCCCATAAGAGGCTGATATAATGGATTTATCAATCTCTCATGGGGTTGGTGCGTTGAGTAGTCGTATCTGGTCGCCAAACTTGAAACGGCTACTCTTTTAATTTTCTTATCCCTCGTCTTATGGCTTCTGCTTTTTCAACTTTCTCTTTCTCGCAATACTCTTTGAGAATTTCAGAATGTTCTTTATCAAGCCTTACTGTGACTTGTTCGGACTTGGGATTGTCAGACTTTGGTCTGCCCATTGGTGACATACGCTTTTCACCTCACTTTTTGAATGTCACTAAGTACACTATACTTTATGAATGTCAAAAAGTCAATACCTAATTTTTATTTCTAAAAAATGTCATAAAAATATACCTCCATTTGATTTATTGGTTGCCAAACAAAGGTACACAGTGCTATAATATTTGCGTACTCCGTTTGGGGTTGTGGAGCAATCAATAGCCCTTGCAAAAGCTGATTGCTCCATTCTTATTATTTTTCGCCCAATTCTTTATCAACGATTCCCTCGAACCACTCAACCTTTGTTTTCCCTTGAGACTTAATCTTTTCTTCCAATGCTTCAATTTTTTCTCTCTTGAGCATTACATTAAACTGTTTCATGGTTTTTCTTCGTTCCCTAAAGTATTCGGCTCTGCTTGCGTTAGCCAAACAATCACCTCCTTTGTAGCTAACTACGTTTAGTATAATGTAGCTAACAACAAAAGTCAAGAGAAAATTTCAAGAAAATTAAAAAAAGAGTGCTGAAACACTCTCTGAACTCGTATTTTGCGTTTTAAGGCGTTTTATCCTCTTGACCTATAAATTATCATCAAATCAATTTCAAGGCGAATTTGAGCCATTCATCGTTGTCGCAGGGCATAATAAAAAGCCTGCAAAATCGCAAGCCTTTAATTTGAATAGCGAAATCTAAATCGCTCACTAAAACCTTAGACAAGTTTAGTATACCATAGATTCTTTGGTTTGCAATACATTTTTATCATTCTCACACACCATACAAAGTGCAACCGACGAATATCGGCACTTGGATAATTCTTCAATCATATGCTCTATTGTCATTTCGGGATTTGTGCGTTGTATGTATTTAAGTAACTCTATATTTGTCATGCTATCCTCCTTAAAATCTTTGGCATTATACTATCCGCCAAATAGACTACGCTCCTGCCATACAGACTTAGGAAATCACAAACGATTTCTTCTACCCATAGCGGAATTGAATAGTCATACTCTAGCGCATGGACGTGCGACAATTCGTGAACTAATACCTTATCCGTCATGTAATCCGACATATTCTGCATGAGAAAAACTGTTTTGACAGAATTGTCCGTCGCACCAAAAGTATAACTGCCGTCCGATCTACGCAGATTTTCGCTGCCGCCTTTTGCGAATTGCAGCTTCCATATATGATTATTCACAATAAAATTCATAGATACACCCTCTTTCAAGAAAAGGGGCATTTCTGCCCCTAATCGGCTTTCTTTTCTGATTTTTTCTTTTCCTCGCTTTTTCTTTGATATTCTTTAACTTTATCTTTGTTTTCTTCCTGCCATTTTTTAATTCTTTCAAGTCTCTTTTGTTTTCTTTCTTTTCTCTCTTTTTCGGTTAAATCTTTGCTGAATTTTCTTATTGGCGTAGTAATAGCAGAAACATCGTCCGTTCCTCTGCGAACTCTCGTTTTATACGTTCCGATTTTTATTCCGTATTCATCGCACCAATCCTTAATTCCTTTAACAACCCCACTTATCTCTATTAAATGATTGTCACTCCTATTATTGGCTTGTTCAATATATGTAGCCCACCGGCAATTTGACGGTTCATAATTTCCATCATTGTTAATTCTGTCTATTGTACAATCTCCACGCTTTGCATTTTCGTCGTACCCATTCGCATATGCCCATTTACAAAAATTCTGAAAGCCGTTCTTCCCCAGCCATTCAGGGCAGATTGTTATTCCTCTGCCGCCATATCTGTGATATTCATCTAAATTTTTATTGTAACATCTGTTTTTCATTCCGCACCAAACATGATAAAGCCTTGTATTGCTCTTTCCATGCGTTGTATTGCAATCGGATTTATGAAGTTTGTGATTGCATGAGCAAGCATATGTTGCTCCTTTTCGCAAAACAGACCTATGAACAATTTTCCGATTTCCACACTCACATTCGCATAACCATTTTGAATCTCCTGTATATTCGATAACATGAAGAACACCTATTTGTTTGTCTTTAAAATCTATAAAATTATATGTTTTATTGCGTTTTCCACAATAAGGATTTTTCTCTATTTGTTGTTTTGTTAAATAAACCTTGTTTCCGCACTCACACTCGCATTCCCATATTATAGATCCGTTCTTACTTCTGCTATCGGTTGGATTTTTTACAGTTATCGTTCCTTTCCTATACCCAGATATATCTTTACATCTCCAATTAAGCGTTGGCTTTTCCATAAATACCTCCATATCACAAAAGGGAGCGGTAGCCACTCCCCAAATCAGCAGAAAACATACTAACCGATAGAATGTTCTCTCCAATGAGTTTTAATCTCGCATTGAAAATCCTCGCAATTTCCGACAACGAAATATGCAATGTCATCAATGATTGAAGAGAGCGCGTAAAGCATTATCATTATTTTTCTTCTTATTATGTACCTCTTTCTCCCATGAGCGTGGGTTCATCTTTTGTAAAAATATCTTGAAAAGAGGTCTCCGCTGTGATATGATTGTATTTATCAGAGGGAAACCTCGGTGTAGAGCGTTTATCACTTGTTCAGGGCGGTAACGCTCTATTCTTTTTCCGTCAACCTATCGTGCAAGTCGTCAACCATTTCTTCAAGCAAATTTGTTTGAGTTTTTCCGGTAATTTCAGAACACTCTTGAAATTTCCTCTTTGTTGTAGCTGTTACCCTCAATGCAATTTGTTGATTTTTCGGCTCGCTCCCGATAATAGGTCTGCCAGTTCTAGGCGACATTTTCACCACCTCGCTTTTATGCCTAGATATAATTTAACATACATCTAGGCATAAGTCAAGGCTTTATTTTACAGTTTTTGCAAAAGCACCTGCATTTTCTGCTTCATAAGAGAACGCTCCTCCGGCGTAGCGTCTGCAATCATGTCAACTACGTCTTCGGTCAATTCCTTTGCGTATGTTTCCAATTCTTTCATTCGGTACTGCTTGTTTTCTGGTGTATTTTCTTTGCGTGCTTCTTTAGTTTCCATATATCCGCGTCTGGACTGCCCTGAACGCCCCTCACGCCTATCTCTGCTTTGCGAGTTTCTTCCGTCATTTCTTCCTCGTTCATATCCTTCGGAATATCCCCTGGTCTGTCCATCCTCAAAACCCTCTGTATATGACCTCGTATTTCCGCCGCTATTTTCCGAGCTTGTGTTACTGACAGAAGAATTTCCACCGCTCATATTGACGCCCATAGGTTCAGAAAAATATAATCGCCCTGAAGCTCTATCTAAGTCCCTAAGTTCCTCGGCTGTCTTTCCTTTGTAATCTGCCAAATCCATTCTGTAATCTGGCATGGTGTGATAATAAGGTGGCTCCTCATATCCTCTCCTACGCCCGTCTCCGCGCCTCATAAACCGACCAGACGTGCGGCTTCTAGGCTGTCCGCTGTAAAACCTCTTTTCTCCCTCTTCTTCTCCGTATTCTTCTTTCAGCTTTTTCAGAAAGTATTCGTTTTCTTTCTTTTCACCTTCCTCTTCTTTTTCCATTTCTTTGGCTTCTCTTGCCTCTTTTTCGGCACAAGCCAAATCTTTTATCATGTCGATAACTGCGCCCATTTCGGCGGTATTGACACATTCAATGCCCTTGTTAATCTCGCAAAGGGCGATTTCTGTCAACTTTTCTTCCATTTCATGGATTCTCTTGATATGCATACTTTTTACCTCCTCTCTATGCTCCTGCCTCTGATTTTGAATGTCGCCCCTGTCTCCGTCGTCTCCACGCATACAGAATATTTTGTGCGGGTACGCACGCCACACGCCGTAACAGGTCTGCAACATCTGTTCGCAAGAGGATAAAGCTGTGTTCCTGTTCCGATTGTGAATACCACAGGTGCGCCGATTGTCGTAGTTGTCGGGATTGCCTGTGCTAAGACAATGCAGTATTTGCAGTTATTGTTGTAACTTCCGGCGGGCAGATTGATAACCAGATTGCCGCCAGTAAACGTAATTGACTGGCTCAAAATCAGTCTGTCGCACAGCCTGCATACATTTTTACATGCCATATATTTTAACCTCCATTTCTCCAAATAAAAAACTGCTAGCCTCCTATGGCTAACAGTTTGTATGCTCTATTTGATAAATGATTTAGTTTTGCAAAAGTTCTGGATTTTCGTATTTATTTCCTACAACTTCAATCCTGCTTCCAATTCCCAACTCAAAATAAAGAAGTTCTCCCTTGCTTTGCAATCCAAACCTTGCGGTATCACACACCCAAACAACGGTAAAAAGTTCTCGTTTTCCATCTATTTTTACTACATCGCTCTCATATATTTCCTTTTTGTTTTTATCTTCAATCCCTATGTATTGCATAAATACGCTTTCGTGCAATCCGCTCCAAGTTCCTTGTTTTCCTATAAAACTACCTTGCGGATTGATGCTTGTAGATTCTAATTTGATTTGCTTAAAACAGTTTTCCATAAACTTCTTTATGCCGCTTGTTCCAGTATATGTTTCACACCACGCCCTAAACTTAATTTTCCTATTCATTTTTTCCTCCTTATACTGCAATTCAATCCCGTTTCTGATAACTTGATGTTTTGAAATTCCTTGCTTTTCCGATAGAAATTCAAGTTTTTCTTTCTCCGAATTATTCAAGCGGACATTTATAAAGTTTGTCCGTTTTTCGTCGTCTGTTTTCTTTGGTCTACCTGCCATTCGCAACACTCCTATGAATTTATGTGTCACATTTATTATATCACAAACAGAGAAAATTGCAAGCATAAAGCATACAAACTGTTAGCCATATTCAGTTGTCAATGTACAACGCAAAAGGGACAAGACTGTTACATCTCGCCCCTTAGCTTATAATCAACCCACCTTTGTTGTGGGGAATAATCAGCCTAACTTATGTTGGCGAGTTTTCTTAGTATTTCTTCCTGATTTCTGATAATCTCGTCAAGAATGGCGAGAGTATCAGTTTCTTTCGCATCCATTAGCAGCAGCCACTATTGCAGCCGCACCCGCCGTTATTGCCATATCCTGCGTAGTTTACACCACCGCAGCAGTTTGTCGGGAAAGTAACAGGCGTGTTCGGCTGAACCACCACGGCATTAACCGGGCAATCAGCCCCCAATCGCCTAATGAGTTCGGCTGTCTGTGCGCTCTGGTTTGCTGCAATAAATGCGTTCTGTGCCGTCTGGCTCTTCTCCAGTCTAAGGCTCTGGTTTTCTGCCCGAAGGTCTGCATTTTCTTTCTGGCACAGGTAGTCAAGGATTGCTCTTGTACCAGCATTGTTGCTCTCGATAATGTCTCTGGTGTTGTTGTTCATCTGATTGGTAATAGCACAGGTATTGGTCGCCATGTTATAGTTTACACCGTCAATTGCTCTCTGCGTTTCGCAGCAGCAGCTTGCTAACTGGCTCTGCAAAGCGTTCTGTCCCTGCATATTAGCCACAGAAGCACCGTTGATAGCCTGTTGCAAACCAAAGTTGCCCTGCATGATATTTGTGTTCACGCCGTTAAAGCCCTGACACAAACTGTTCTGGATGCCGCTTTGTGAGTTCAGAATGGACGTGTTGACTGCATAGAAGCCGTCACATAAGCCGTTGTTGATACCGTCTAACTTTCCGATTATGGACTGGGTATCAAATCCGCGCTGGATGGATGCATCGATGGCATTCGTTCCGCCGCATCCGCAGCCGTTACCGCCGAATCCTCCAAAACCGCCCATCATAAACGGCCAGAACATTCCCATGCCACCCATGCCGCCCATGCCGCCGAAACCGAAGTTTCCATAGCCGAATACCATAGCCAGTACAATCAGGGCAATCCAGTCATCTCCCCAGCCACCAAAGCCACCGCCGTTTCCATATCCGGCAGGTTGTACCGGCATCGTAAATGGTGTTGAATTGTTTGAATTAAACATATTAGTGCCTCCTATTTGAAGTGTATTTACAAATAGGGAACCGGTTTTTATCTGCGCGCCAAACCCTAATATGTACTTTGTGTGGTCCGCCAGAAAAACCTTATAAATTCAAGGATTTTCTGAATTTTATACATTAAAACACACTGCTTGGGTCCGTTCATTTAAACCCTAACTGCTGTTTCAATCCGCTTTCAAACTCTCCATAATCTCTCCCGTTTTCGCGGAACATATTTTCTGCCATTCCGGTCAGCCCCTCGGTGTCGTGGTTATTCCGCATTTCCATGATGTTTTTCACCATTGGATTTTCCATCATTTTGGGGTTGTTTGCTATCTGGTCTAAAATCTGTGCTGGGTTCATCACTCTTAATCTCTGTTGGTACTGCTGTTGAAACTGTGGATTTCCCATCATCTGCTGTATCTGCATTTGTCTATTCATCAGCACTTACCTCCGCTTTCTTCCCTCTCTGGGATGTTTTAGTTGCCGGAACCGCCATAGATTTTTCAATCATATCCCGAACACCTTTTATATCTTCCCTAAGCGCCCTAACGTCCTCATTTAAGGCGCTAAAATCCATCTGCGGTGTATTTGTAGCCTCTGTCTGATTCTGTTCTAAAACAGGCTTATAAACGACTGTCTGAATGGTCCCGTCCTGCTTCCACTGCTTACAGTAGATTTCAGACATGTCTCCCTTTGGGAAAATGGCAATGTTTCCATCCATAGGTACATCGTTTGGGGAAACCATAGACACGTCATTCACCATTTTCCCGATAAGTCCGGGCTGCTGATATGCTCCCTGCATTTGTGTTGGTAGCACCTGCTGCCCCTGCTGATATTGCTGCATCTGCACAGACCTATCCATATAGGGGTTCTGCATCTGCATAGTCTGATTGAAATTCTGCTGATACCCCATCATCTGGGGTTGCTGGTACGAGTAAGCCGGATAATTGCTCATATGGATTTTCCTCCAATATATCTTCTAAGATTTCTTCAAACACATGGACAGCTGTTGCTTGTGTCCCTATAGGAATTTTTTGCATTTCCTCATGCGCGAAGATTTTGCACAAAAGGTCATCATTGAACATAAAATCATCTCCTGTAATTGTTTTACCATATAAAAAAGAGACGAAAACGACAAGTTTACGCCTCTTTTAAAAGCTACTTTTTTAAAAATTCGTCATATTCATCTTCGGTTATATATTTCCATCTTTTCCCCAACCATGTTGTCCCGTTTCTACAAGCCTTTGTTAAGCTTCCAGAAGATTTTCCGTAGGAATCAGCCGCTGATTTTGCGCTTGGAAAAACTTTTGCTATTTCTCCATTACTATCTATTTGCGCAACTTGTTTTGAATGGTACATGCTATTTTTCTTTCCTTTTCTTCTTCTTTTTAAATAATTTATCGCATCTTCAACAGAATAATTATCATACATTATTTTCCTATACAAATTTGAATAACACAAATTATTTTCTTTCGCTATTTCCGATAAATTTCTAATCTGACCACTATACATAAAATTTAAAGAATTTGATTTGTTTATCTGCTGTTCTTGTATAGTTATCCACCTACAATTTTCTGGGCAATAATCTTTATCCGCATTTATTCTGTCTATTGTAAGACCTTTTCTCCACCCATTCCCTAAAGACCAAACAGAAAATCTTTCAAATCCGATTATATCTTCTGTCCATTCATCACATACTTTTATGCCTTTTGCGCCATACCATTTATAGGACTTGTTCTTCGGATTACAACATCTATCAATCATTGCATAATAAGATATGTATATAGGACTATCTATATATTTTTCAACGCCTAAAATACTTTTGAATTTATCACTTCTGTATGTTTTACTGCCTTCTTTTTGTTTATTTTCTTTTAACTTTCTTTCTCTTTTGTTACTAAAATAGCAATTACTCGGAAAATATCCAACTTCTTTTTCACGCAATTTTAAGCGCATTCCCTTTTTGTAATTTTTCAAATTTGCCCATTCGTTAAAACTACTTCTATTATTTAACCATTCAGGGCAAACGGTTACTCCGATTTCTCCATAACTTTTGTATAAAAAATAATTTTTATCATAACATCTTTTTATCATATCGTAGTATATTCCCCACAAGCAATTTAAATCTGCCATTTTCAACACCTCCATTTATTTTCATTATAGCATACTTTATAAAGTATTGCAACATACTTGCAAAAGTATTATACTGTTTATTAAAAATGGAGGTTTCGTCATGGTAAAAACAAAAACATCATCGGAAGTTAAAAACCGTTGGAATGAGAAAAATTATGATAGGATAACGATAATGGCAAAAAAGGGGAAAAAAGAGGAATGGGGGAAATTAGCAAAAGAAAAAGGATTTAATAGTTTGAATAGCTACCTAATAGACTGCATAGAAAAATCCGGCCATTAAACCAGATTTAGATTTTTCATTTTCGATTTGATATTTTTAATTCTTCTGTCGACCGTCCGAGTTGACATTTGCATAATATCTGAAATCTTGACAACAGAATAATTCTTTGTTAACATATCAAAAATCTGATCTTCATCTTCCGTCAAGTTCATCTTGTTTTTATATTCTTCCGACTGTTCTTTTGATAAAAAACTTAAATTCATAGAAATACCTCCTATGAATTTTATTTTACAAACAAAAAAGAACATACTCAATAGCATGTTCTTGTAGTGAAATTGTAATATTGTTTAAACCATTACAAAAGCCTTATTATCTTTTTCTTTAGACTTCCTATGGTTTTACTGACTGTAGACGGACTGCACCCCCACGTTTCAGCAATGCTCTCTATGGTCGGAGGGTATTCTTGATTTCTCAATTCAAGTACCTCCGCCTCTCTCGGCGTTAGATTTCCGTTTTTCTTTATGTATTCCAATTCTGGCAATGTAAAATCGGGTACTTTTAGCATAGATACCCTCCTTAAATTCATTATTT